CACTATTGCAAGCCAAGATCAATGGCAACGAAGCCGAGGTAATCCTGCAGCAGCAGTTGCGGGACATCACAAAAGATACCGCTGGGCTTGATGCAAAAGCCGTAGAAGATCAACTGCGGAAAATCCAAACACTTAAGGATCAAGTCCGCATCCAAGAGCAGATTAAAGCCGTCTATACCGACATCGGCATGTCGATCAAGTCTGGTATTACCGATGCTATTCAAGGCGCCATCGATGGCACCAAGACGCTGGGCGACGTGGCTAATCAGGTGCTTCGCACGATCGGCAACAAGTTGCTCGATGTGGCGGTCAATATGGCGCTGTTTGGTGAAATGTCTGGCACCGGCAAGGGCGGTGGATTGCTTGGCAGTCTCTTCAAGCCGCGTGCCAATGGCGGTTCCGTTATGGCAGGACAGTCTTACTTGGTCGGTGAGCGTGGTCCTGAACTCTTTACTCCGGGACGCAGTGGTGGCATTGCGCCATCTGGCAGCTTCGGTGCTGTCAACGTGGTCGTAAATGTTGACGCCAGTGGCGGTAACGTACAAGGTGGTGGTGCGCTTGGCGCTGCCATGGGTCGCGTTGTAACTGCTGCAGTGCAAGCTGAACTGATCAAACAGAAGCGTGCTGGAGGCATCCTGAGCTAATGGCTACCTTCCCTGCAATTCAGCCCACCTATGGCGCACAGAAATCAAGCGCCCCGCGTGTTCGTGTTGTGCAGTTTGGTGACGGCTACCAACATCGCCTGCAGGTGGGCTTGAATCAGGATCCAAAAGTCTGGGATCTAACGTTTAACGTCTCAGAAACTGACGCCGATACCATTGAGGCATTTCTTGTGGCGCGTGGTGCTGATGCCGCATCATTTACGTGGACGCCACCGGCTGAAGCAACAGCGTACAAATGGATCTGTCTGCAGTGGTCTAAGTCCATCCCATACAACAACCGAGCACAGATAACAGCAACATTTACGCAAGTTTTTGAACCGTAATGGCTGTCCCTGTATCCGCGCTACAGGAGATCAACCCTGGTGCGCTGGTTGAGCTGTTCGAGCTTGAGCTGAACACCACGCAGCATGGTGTTGCAGATGTGTACCGCTTCCATGCGGGAATGAGCCTGCGTGATGGTGGCGCACTACTGGCGGAGGACGGCAGTTACTTGCTGCTGGAAACCGGCGACATTTTGACGCTGGAAGTCGGCGCCTTGATCTGGAACGGCAACAGCTATAGCTGGTTCCCGATTGAAGCCAATGGCTTTGAGCAAACAGGCAACGGTCAACTGCCGCGCCCAACGCTGCGGATGAGCAACCTGCTTGGCACCATCACTGGCTTGATGCTTAGTCTGCCGCGTGGCATTGAAGGCGCCAAGGTAACCCGCATCCGCACACTGCTGCGTTACCTCGACGCTGATAACTTCCCCGGTGGTGTCAGTCCCTATAGCCCCGATCCTACAGCCGAGTTCCCACGCCAAGTCTTCTACATCGATCGCAAAGCAGCAGAAACGCGAGAAGTTGTTGAGTTTGAACTTGCCAGCGTTTTTGATCTGGAAGGTGTCAGGGCACCGAAGCGGCAATGCCTGAGCGCGTTTTGCCAATGGGAATACCGCTCGCCTGAGTGCGGCTACGTAGGCGATCTGTACTTTGACGATGAAGACAACCCAGTCACAACACTTGCTGAAGATGTCTGCGGCAAACGTCTGACCAGTTGCGAACGGCGATTTGCACAGATTGCCATCAACGGCACCGTAACCAGCGGCAGCAATCAACTGGTACTGGAATCACCGCCGAACATCAAGGTCGGGCAGCCGATTAACGGATTTGGCGTGCCATCTGGAACAACGGTCTCTGCCGTCGCTGGATCCACTGTGACGATGAGCGCCAATGCCACAGCAACAACAAGCGTTAGCGTCACCGGCACGCTCAGCACATCACGCACGTCAATCACGGTTACCAGCGCCGCCGGTCTTGCTGTTGGCATGGTCGTGTCAGGTGGCAACGTAACGACTGGCACGACGATTGCCGCGATCGTTGGCACCACAGTCACGCTCAGCCAGCCAGTGCCATGGCTCAACATCGCCACGCTGATTACGACCAAGACTGGCGGTTACCTGACGCAGCAGGAGTTTGGTTACGCCGCCAATCCGCGTGATCCAAGCCCAGTTGGTACGCGACTGGTTTTGCCTAATGTCACCAGCATCGCTCTGAATCAGTACGTAATCGGTCCAACAATCACCGAGGCAAACAATGCGCGAGTGTCTGCCATCCTCGGCAACAGCGGCGCCGTAAAACGTATCGGCATTTCCTACGCTGGTTTGATTGAAGGCAGCACCGGAGATTACAAGTTTTATGAAATACAAGCCCAGTCGTCAACGACGTACACTTTTGCGACGCCTGATCGCCTTTATGTATTCCGCAGCAACGGCATCATTAACTTTGGATCCTTCCCAGGCGTCAGCAGCTATGTGGCGTAAAGCCGCGATGCTCCACGCACAGGAGCAAGACCCCAAGGAGTCCTGCGGGTTGCTGGTTGAGCTGGCGCCTGATGCCGTCATCTACTGGCCATGCGAGAACCTAGCCAATAGCGGCGAGGAGTTCAGCATGGACCCGCTGGACTTTGCCGCTGCCGAGGACTCCGGCACTGTGTTAGCCGTGATCCACAGCCACCCTGGAGGTTCGCTCAACCTAAGTACAATGGATGAAAAGGGACTGCGGCTGAGCGGTCTGAGCTGGTTTATCCTTGATCCACGCAGCGAGCAATGGTCAGATGAATACCATCCGCCTGTACGGACCACTAGCTAAATTCATCGGACGCAAAACATTTGAAGTAGACATCAGTACTGCAGCGGAATCTATTCGTTTTTTAGAAGTTACATTTCCGCAAATCAAGCGGCACATGCGCGACCAGTGGTATGTAATTACTGTCGGCAGGCACAAACTAGGACTCAACGAGCTGCATTATCCGATCGGTAATCAAGAGCTGCGAATCATCCCGGTCTTTAGTGGTGCGATCACCCTGGATCAAATTTTGAATCCTTCTGGTGGCACCAGCAATCCTAATAACGTACCGACCACATCTTCATCATCTTCCAGTAGCGCAAGCGTTGGAGGATTGCTCGGCGGGTTGATTTCCGCTATTTCTGGTGCGTCCCCGATCCTTGCCATTGGTGCCGCAGTTGTCGGCATTGGCGCGCTGTACGTTGCCAACCAACTATCCAAACCAGCAGCGCAAGTAGGTGTTTCGGCAACACCGATCAAAACCGACAACGACCCACGCACTAACTTCAGCTTCAACGGTATACAAAACACCGCACGCGCCGGTGTTCCAGTACCGATTGTCTACGGTGAAGTGGTGACTGGTTCTGTCGTAATCAGCGCAGGCATCGACACCGTGCAAGGTAAAGACTGATGGCAGACCTTTCATCCACGCAGTACACACAGCTTGTTGATCTCATCAGCGAAGGCGAGATCGAAGGACTGGTTAATGGCGATAAGTCGATCTTTTTTGATAACACGCCACTGCGCGATGATGGCGGCAACCTTAACTTCCAAGGCGTCACAGTCGATACCTCATGCCGTGGCACGCAGGGGCAATCACCCCTGAAGTATGGCGACAACGTATCTGAGGAACGTGTTGTTGGTGTCACCGTAGAGCAGGCAAATCCTGTTATCCGTACCATTGCCGACAACAACGTTGATGCCGTAAGGGTCACGATTCGCTTTCCTGTTATTTATGCCAACAATGGCGCCGCAGGTAGCTCTGTCAGTTACGAAATTGCACGTCGCTACAGCGGTGGATCGTATGAGGTCGTCTACTCCGACACCGTTAAAGGTAAAAGCCTAGAAGCGTATAACCGTGACTATCAGATCGACCTAGATGGAACATTCCCCGTAGACATTAAAGTTACCCGCATCACGGCAGATTCAACATCCGCTGCTATTCAAGACGAGTTCCAATGGTATTCGTACACCAAGATCATTTACGGACGATTCCGTTATCCAAATAGCGCAGTTGTCGGTCTGCGGTTTGATGCAAAGCTTATCGGCAGCGTACCAGCACGGAGTTATCGCGTCCGTGGCATCAAAGTATCCATACCGCTTGGCACAAGCGTTGACGCAACAACCGGACGCATTATTTACCCGACCGGCTTTGTTTGGGATGGCACGTTCAGCATCGGAAAACTATGGACCAGTGACCCGGCGTGGATCTTATGGGATCTGCTGACCAATACACGCTACGGATTTGGCGATCACATCCAACCTTCACAGCTTGATAAGTGGTCATTCCTTGCCGCCAGTCAGTACGCATCGGCGCTGGTGCCAGACGGTTTTGGCGGCACTGAACCTCGTTTTAGCTGCAACGTCAACATCCAGTCAGCAGAGGATGCCTACAAGCTGATCAATGACATGTGCTCGGTGTTCCGCGCCATGCCGTTCTATACCGCTGGCACGTTGAGCATCGCGCATGATGCACCGCAAGATGTCGCGCATCTGTTCACGCTGGCAAATGTAACGGAAGCAGGATTTAGTTACCAGAGCAGCACGCTTAAAGGGCGCCCGACTGTTGTCATCGTGTCGTACTTCGACATGGAAACACGCGATCTAGCGCAGGAGGTTGTTGAGGATCTAGACGGTATCCAGCGGTATGGCGTGCAGACAACGGAGCTGGAAGCATTTGCCTGCACCAGTCGCGGACAAGCGCATCGAATCGCGGAGTGGTTGCTGTACTCCAGCCGCTACGAAAACGAAGTAATCAACTTCACCGCATCGCTGGACGCTGGTGTGGTGGTACTCCCTGGAGACGTTATTGAAGTATCGGACCCAACGCGCAGTGGCCAACGACGTGGCGGGCGCATCAATGCCGCTACCACCACCGCAATCACCGTTGATAACACGACTGGTCTGACGCTTGGCACCAGTCCAACTTTGTCGGTAATCATGCCCGATGGCACGGTTGAATCCAAAACCGTATCGTCCATCGTCGGCAATGTCGTCACCGTCAGCAGCGCCTACAGCACCGCACCGAACGCGAATAGCGTCTGGGTGTATCAAACGGCAGACC